CCTGCTAGTTCTTAAAATGGTAAAATAGTAATTGTCCGATGAGCGTCGGACAATACAACGCCCAGACTTCAGGAGATGCCTAATGGCTCTACAAACCTACATTCAAGGTTGCACCTGTGCCTAAGTCTGGATTCCTTTTAGCCGAAGATGAGGCGCTTAAAACACGCTTTACTGGTCTTACTGTTTCTGACGACCGTGACGCTTCTCGTGATGTTCAGGTCTTCTTCCGTTACCCAGAGGGTGAAACAGAAAGACTATACCCATTTATTACAATTGAACTAATTGACGTGGTCCATGCCCGCAACCGTCAACAATCTGTAATTGACCAGTACGCCTATAAAGAAGGGGACTCTTGGGCTACTGATAACCCAGCCACTGTGTCCTACTACCCTTCTCAAGGTCTCATTACCGTTCCCACTGCTCTGAAATACCTTAAAACTACGGAGTATGTTCCAGTAGACATTATGTACCAAGTTTCTACATTTTGCCGTAGCGCCCTACATGACAGGCAATTAACAGCCAAGATGCTGTATGACATTGTCCCGTTCCGCTATAACTCTATTTATATCCCAGCGGATAACACTTCTCGACGTTTAGACCTTTTGGACTGGACTACGGCTGACCTTCTCGACCCTGAGGCTGGTTACCGTAAGCGTATTTTCCGTAAGGTATACACGTTGCAGATGACGGCGGAGATACCAACATCTGCCTTTACTGGAATCAAGCAGGTTACTAAAATTAATACTACACTTGTAGAACAATCGTGAACACTTTAATCACCCCCCTGTTAACACACTTAGGAGCACCCGATGGCATTTGAACGCCCCGGAGTTTACGTCCGTGAAGTCCCTTCACAGCCGCAAATCACCCCCCAGAACACTGCTACAGCCGTTGCCTTTGTTGGCACGGCTTTACGTGGACCCACTTCCCCCATCCTTATCAACACTTGGGCATCATATGTCAGCAACTTCGGTCCGCTGTCAAATGACTACGACTTAGGTTATGCCGTTTACAACTACTTTGCAAATGGTGGTCGTGACGCATACGTAACACGTGTTGTTGGTAACTCTACTACAGCGGCTACCTTTTCCACAGCCGCACTTCCTACAAACACTTCAGCAACACCACCTGTGGCTGGAACGTTGTTCACCTTGACTGCTAAATCAGCAGGTGCGTGGGCATACAACACCACAGGTCAGACCGATGGTCTTCAGGCTGAAATTACTTTTGACCCCGCAACGTTGGTTGCAGGTGCGGCGACTGACACAATACGTATTAATACCAGCAGTGTGTTTAGCCTAAGCCTCAAGTACAAGGGAGCCGAAATTGAGCGTTGGCAGGAACTGAGCCTTGACCCAACTTCTGGTCGTTACGTCAAAGATGTTTTGAACTTGTTCTCAACGTACGTTGATTGTTCAATCCCGACCACAATTGCAACTGGTAGTTACTTGATTGTCTCCACTGGTGCTGATACAGCATTGACAATTGACTTTACTACCGCCACCAATGGTGGTGCACCAGATGCGACATCCTACGATACTGCTATCAAGAAATATGACAGCATTAAAGTCCCTCTTCTCATCAACTTTGTTGGTCAGACAGACGCCACCACAGTTTCAAAGGCTGTTAATTACGCCTCTAATCGTGGAGATTGTTTTGTAATTGTGGATTGTGCTTTGACCGCAGATGCTTCTGCTGTTACAACACAAGTATCAGCCCTACTTGCTACTGGTATCAGCCCTTCATATGCAGGTATTTATTTCCCAGCATTGAGGTTGGCAGACCCAGCACGTACTGGTCCTGCCTCTATCCGTACTTGCTTTGCAGGTGGAACAGTTGCTGGTGCGTTTATTCGTTCAGAAAATACCCGTGGTGTTGCTAAGGCTCCTGCTGGTTACTCTTTGGACCTTCGTAACGTCTTTGGTTTGGCTGTAACAACAACCACTGAAGCGCAAGAAGCAACCTTGTACAACACAAAGAACGTTAACGTTATGCGTTCAATCCCCGGTGGTACTTTTGTTATCAACGGTGCACGCACATTGGCAAGTACCCGTCCAGAGAAATTTGTCCCTGTCCGACGTACCCTTAATTACCTCAAGTCTTCTCTTGAAAATCAAACTAGTTTTGCAGTTTTTGAACCAAACGACAGCCGTTTGTGGGACAAAATCAAAAACCGTCTTGGTGCAAACTTGACCAATTTTTGGGCGGCTGGAAACCTTAAAGGTTCCTCTGCTACCGAAGCCTTCTACATCATCTGTGATGAGTCCAACAACACAACAGCAACAATCAATGACGGTTTTGTCAATATTGAAGTTGGCGTGTCATTGTTGAACCCAGCAGAATTTGTAATTATTAACATCAGCCAATGGGCTGGCGAAAACTCCCTATAATTAAGGAAATATTTAAAAATGCCTACACCTGCACCAGTAACAACGTTTACACAACGAACAGACCCTCTGCGTAACTTTAAGTTTCGTGTACAGATTCTTCCTATTTCTTCAGACCTTGACTCAAAACTTGAGGGTATTGACGATATTGGTTTTGCCCAAGTATCGGGTCTTGCGGTTACAAACGAAGTAATCACATACCGTGAAGGTGGAATGAACACCCACCCACACAAGTTTGTAGGTCAATCAGACTTCACCCCAGTTGCTTTCGCACGTGGTGCATTTGCTGGACAAGACCAACTTTGGAAGTGGCAGAAGTTCATGCATGCTTGGGTTGGTGGAGGTATCTCTGGAGACGAGAGTGGTAACAAGGGTACTGACTATCGTTGTAACATCCTTGTAAAGGTCTATGACCACCCACACACAGGCGTCGGCGCTGTTGGTGGTACAGGTGTTGGTAGTAGCGACACCCTCCGTTACGCCTACGACGGTGGTGTACTTAACACACAAACCGCAAAGATTGTCCCCGGTCAAGTAAAATTGCAGTACAAATTGTACAACTGCTGGCCGGGTTCATACTCGTTATCTGACCTTTCAGCAGGCGACACAACAGGTATCATGGTCCAAACGATGAACATCCACCACGAGGGATTTTACATCGACTGGACTGGCGCAGAAGACCTTTCTAGCAAATAACAAACCTTTACAAATTAGGAGAACAAAATGGATATCGCCTCACAGGCGAGTGCCCTTGATAAGGCACTTGAAGAACCCGTACCACGTATAGGGGAACCACCAAATACGTTGGTTGACCTCTACATTGGGTTACCCGATGAAGAAGGTATTTGGCAAAAGACGGCAATTGTTAGGGAACTAACAGGAGCCGATGAAGAGGCTCTTGCTTCTCTTGAAGCCAAAGAGGGTCTAAACTATTCGGAGTACATGGCGTTTCTTTTACGCCGAGTCGTGGAGTCTATTGGCTCTATTAATATCGCACAAAACAAAAACCTTGTTGACAACCTAATCGTAGGTGACCGAGATAAATTGTTTATGACAATTATCGAAGCCACTTATGGCAAGATGCGTGAGTACCAAGTTGCTTGTACGTCTTGTGGGGAATCTAATGACGTGTTTGTTGATATCACCACTTTCGCTGAGAAGCCCCTCAAGACCGATTCGGGCAACACCATCACGTATACCTTAAAAAACGGTTCAGAAGTTGTGTTACGTCTTCCTAATAGTGGAGACAGTCTTGTAGTCAATAAAGTGGCTAAGACAACCGCTGAACAAAATACCCTTATGTTGGCACGCTGTGTACAAAATGTTGACGGTAATCCAGTTGACTGGGCTAAAAGCCTAGGAATGGCAGACCGTGCAAATATGGTTAAACAATTATTAGACGCCCAGCCCGGCCCTGAAATTGGGGAGGTGAATGCCCTTTGTGCCCATTGCAATGAAAAGTTTGTAATGGTCCTCGATTGGGTCTCACTTTTACTCGGTTAACGTAGTTAACTTATATTGGGAATACGACGTTATTGCCTCTACATACAACGGGTTTAGCCTAACGGATATTCAAAATATGACCAAACGTCAAAGAAAGTTTTGGTCAAGTATGGGAAAATGGCATAATGATTAAATTGAGGTTTTATGGCTGAGTCGTCGTTAGACCCATTTGGCGACGCTTCGGTAGGTTCATCCTCCGACGAAGCAAAGGCAAAGCCAGCCCGTAAAAACATGAACATGTTTAACAGCGTCTTGCGTCTTGCAAGTAGTCCTGCTTTTGAACGTGGTATGAAAGCCCTTGATAAAGCCTTCGACAAATGGATGAAGGCTGAAAAGGGAGCCTCTGGTGGTTCAGGGGGCAGTGGTGCTGACCAAGTATCACGAGCCATAAACAACATGAAGAGCCAGCCCGCAAGTGGTGGTTCTTTCCAAAACTTTATGGGTGGTTTTACAGGCTCTGGTGGTGCTGGTAAAGCGGCTGGTGTTGGTAGTGCTGTAGCCGCAGGTGTGCAACTTGGGGTTATGGGTATAAAGGGAATTGATGCACGTGTTGACAATGCCTATGGTCAGATGCTTTCCTACGACAAGTTGTCAATGCTCTACCAACAGACGCAGGGTATTTCTCAAAACCGCTTTGCCAATGCTGTATTGCAACCTCTTGGTAATTACAAGTTAGGTCAAGGTGGTGCAAGTTCCCTTCTAGGTCTCCAAGCCTCTACAGGACTAAGTGCGCAAGGAAACGCCGCAGGTGTTGCTGGGTTGCGAGCCGCAACTGGCTTTGCTTATAGCACCCAAGACATGGCGCAAATGATGCGCACCATGGCATCTCCTATGGTAAACAACCGTATGACCATGACACTTGGTACTGGCATGTATGGTCCCGGTGGTCAACAACGAAACATAATGCAAGTTATGCAACAAGTTGTTCGTGGTTCTGGTCTTACAAATGAGCGTATGGTTAATAGTGGTATGCAGATTGGTTCTGTTACCCGTGCCCGCCTTGCCGCATTTGGTATTGCTGACGAAAACATGCAGGACATGGTTTTGAACTATGCCAAGTCAAACATTCAGTACCAGAAAAAGGGTGGCAAGGGCATGTACGACCCTAATAATAAATCCGCCCAAAGGTTAATGGGTATTGATAAAAACTTTGCTAATGAGCAAGAAGAATCACAACGTGTTGGCGAAGCACGTGACATGCAGTTCTACAAACGTCAGAACGACAACTATGCACAGTTAGAACGCAACACACAAGGACTGATTAAAGCCTTTGGTGCCCTTGAAGACAAGTTGTCTGGAATCATTGGTACACGTACCAGCATGCGTAACAATAAGAACCTTGCTATTGGTAAGACCATCCTCGGTGGTCTTATGGTTGCTGGTGGTGTTGCCGCTGGTATTGCTACCTTTGGTGGCTCGTCTGTCCTTAGCGCTGGATTAATTGCTGGCGGTGTAGGAATGGTCGGCAATGGTATGAGTGGATTCTCTGGTCCGGGTGACCCTATGCCCAGTGGCGCAAAAGATTACTCCGTTGGTTACGGTGGGAAAAGGATGTCACTTAGTGATGCAATGAGTAAACCCTCTGTTGCAAAACTAAATCCTAAATTCCGTGAGCGCATCTTAAAGATGATGAAAGATAACCCTGCCGTTGGTATCGGTTCGGGTCACCGTGAGTCTAGTAAACAGAGAACAATGTTCCTTGATAGGTACTCTAAAACAGAAGATAAAACAGACATCTTTTGGGAAGGTGCTTACTGGAAAAAGAAGGGTGGAGTTGCACCTGCGGCTCCTCCGGGATTCTCAATGCACGAAATCGGTCTTGCGGCTGACCTTACAGGTGACCTTGACTGGGTGCAAAAAAATGCAAGTAAGTATGGTCTAAAAACATTTGGTGGTGTCAATGGTGAGCCTTGGCACGTTCAACCAGCAGAACTTCCAAACAGCCGTAGTGAGTATGAAAAGTCTGGAGCCAAGTGGGGGTTAGGTGGTTCATCCGAACGCTCAGACCCTAATGCACG